CACGAAACAAAAACGGCCCTCAAGATCACCTTGAAGGCCGTTCATTTTGACGTGCCGGGCTATATCCGCCCGGCCTTGGATTTCAACGCATGGTGCGCGACTTTTGGCCCGGCGTGACGCCTTCTAGCGTCATTGCGGCGGCCCCGCTTCCGGCATCGATTTGCCGGTCGATCCCGCCGTGCCGGTGGATGGCCCGCCGCTCGATCGAAAGGCGTTGATGCCGTTCTGCACCGTTTGCGACACGCGGGCGAGGAAGTCGGGCGACGGTGAAACCGTGATCTCGGTTTTGAGCGTGGCCTCGCCGACAACCTCGGCCTTGACCGGCTCGGACGATCCACCGATGCCCGTCGCCTTGCGGATGTCGTCGACCGTCCATTGCGAGGCCATTTGCCCGCGCCCCGGCGTGCCTGGCCCGGCATAGCCGAGATCGGAAAGCTCGGCCTCGATCTTGGCAAGCTTGCCGTCATTGAGCGCCTTGAGTTGCGCGTCATAGGCGGGATCGCCATGGCCGTAGACATCCCCGGCGCGCTCGGAGGCGGCGATATCGGCAAGCGCGTTGAACTTGTCGGCATGCAACCCGCCGCGACGCTTGCTCGATTCCGTCTCCACCATTTCGCCCCGCCGCGAGGCAATCTCTAGGATCGGCGCCAATACGCCCATAAAGCGCGTGAGCCCCCAAGACGTGCCCGACCCGAGGCCAAATTTGCCGGCCGTCGCCATCGTCGCGTCGGCACTGATCGCCGACACCAAGCCGGCGCCGAAACCCAACTCGGCCGCCGAGCGCATCGGGTCCTTTTTGGCCCGGTCGCTCATGTAGCTCAAGCCGCTCGCGAGCCAATTCATCCCGCCATTGACGGCGGGCTGAAACGGGTTCGCCGTGTTGGCGAGGTAATTGTCAGTCTGCGACTCGATCGACTTGCGGATCACCTTCGGATCGTCGCGCTGGAACCGCTCGGCGGCCTCAAGTCCCTCGGCGTGCTCGACGAGATGCTGATCCTTATCGATGCGCTTCTGTTGCGTGGCGAAAATCGTCATCATCTGCGCCGTCGTCGTCTGCGACGCGGCGGCGGCAATCGTCTCTTGCTCGCTCGCGCCCTTCGGCAACAGCGGCTCGGCGACGCCCTTCAACTTCTCGTTAATCTGCTCGGTTGTCAGGCCCTTTTTCTGCATCGCCGGGATCAGGATTTTGTTGACCCATTGATACGGGTCCTCTTGTCCCGGCGTGAGGTATCCGCCGCCGATCACGCCGCCGGGCTTCACGCCTTTGATGTTGCCGGTCGATGTCTTGATCACCTTGTCGGGATCAATGAGGCCCAAATCGTTGAGCATCTCGACGGCCTTGTTCGACATCTTGCCGCCGACGAATTGTGTGTGAAAGCTCGACAACGCCTTACCAGCCGACGAGCCGCCCAACTCTTGCGCCAGCGTCGGCGCCGTCTTGAGCATAAAGTCGTCGCTCAACGCGTTGGTCGAGGCGCGACCATATTTGAACATCTCATAATAGTCGGTCGGCCGCAGCGTATCGCCGAAAACGTTGATCGCCTTCGCCATGCCTTCCATGTAGTGCAAGAATTTGGGCATATCCTGAGTGACGCCCTTGATCTCCATGCCCTTCACCAGCTTGTCGAAATCCTCGCCAAGCTCGCCGGCCTTCTCGGGGTGCGCGCCGAGCGCGACAACCCGCAACCGCATCAGCGGATCAATGATCTTGGTCGCTTCCTCGAATGAGCCGACAACCGACCGGATGTTGCGCGCCGAGTGCATGATCTCGGTTTCGGAAATCGACTTATACTTGTGCGACACCTCGGCGGCGAGATCGCCCGCCTCTTTGACTTCCTGCGGCGACATGCCCGAGGCCGCCGCGCGCACTTGCTCGTGCGCTCGATCGGATGCGGCCTTGACGGTCTCGTGCGCCAGCGCGGACACGGCGCGCGAGCCGCCATAGGCGGCGGCGGCGCCGGCGGCCATCTTGGCGCCGCTGCCGATCATCGACGAAGCTCGCTCCATTCGCGTCGCGGCACGCTCGGCGCCGGCGGCGATGTTCATTTGCTTTTGCACATCGCGGTTGAGCGCGCTTGCGGCGCGGCTAATGCGCTGGATTTTCTGCGCAACAGCATCGAACGCGCCGCCGGTTGCGTCTTTGCCCTTGATGACGGCAAGGGCTTCAAGGATCGTTCCCATCACTTCTGCCTTTTCTTCAACGTGATGGCCCGGCCGGCCCATCGAAATAATTCGGAAAACCCCGCCTGGTCCGCAACGTCAGCGGTGACAATGCGCTCTTTCAAGACGAGGTAATCCCAAATCACCCCTACGGTGTCGCCGGTGACTCCCGAAAAAAATCGAGAACAGCCTCTTTGACGGCAATAGCGTTGACGACGCCCATTTGTGTCATCGCGAGCAGCGGATCGGGCTCGACGATCATGCGCTCGACATAGGCCTTGATCGCGGCGTCATTATCAATGAGCGCCATCCCGTCGCGGGACCGCACCCACGTTTGCGGCGCGCCAAGCTCGAAAAAGTCGGGCGCCGAAGGCTCTTGCAGAATGATGGCCGTCACCTTGCCGCCCTTGCCGTCATCGAACGGTTTCTTGAGCGGAACTGATTTGCGTTCGCGTGCCATCCTGGCCCCCTGTTATGATCAAATCGAAAGAAGCCGGCGAGCACGAGGCCCGCCGGCGATGGTGTCGTTAGCTGTTGAGCGCCTGATACTGCGGCCCCTCAATCTTCACGCCCGACACTTCGCCGGTGCTCAGATTGAGTTTCGGCTCGCCGGTGAAGCGCGAGCCGGTAAAGATGTGGGTGCGGGAATTATCTTCCTCGACGATCGTCACGTCGATCTTGCACTTGCGCAGCTTGTCATCCCACTTGATGCCGCAGCCGTTGCGGAAACTCAATTCCGCGCCGTACAGTTTCGGCTTGGACGTGTAGAACGCCGAGCCGTCACCGTTCGCGCCGCCCGTGACCGTGATGTTGGTCGGATCGAGCGTCACATCGCCGTCAGTCGGCGCCATGCGATCACCGTCAACGGTGATCGAGATGCGACCGCCGAAGCTATCGCAACAATCGTTTGCCATGTTCTGTTTACCTCAAAGAAGTGTGGCGGGAAACGGCGCCCGGCGTGAACCGGGCGCCAATGAAGGCCGCGATTAGGCGACGGCCGAGTCGCCCGACGGGGTTTGATACTGCAAGAAGGCCGTCACGTTGGCGGCGAACACGCGCAACTGATTGACGACATCGACCGGCAGATAGGCGTTGACGCGGTTGGCGTCGTTGGGATCGCGCTCGACGTTGACATAGGTCGAGAACAGATCGCCCTTTTCGAGCACGCCGAGCGCGACAAGATCGTTGTACGCGTGCACGAGCGTGTTGCGGATCGACTTCGGCGTCGCGATCTCGGCGAGGTTGAACGGATTGTCATCCGCGAGCGCCTGGCGCGAGTGCCGGTTGCTGACCGAAGTCTTGAAGTAGCGCACCGCGAACATCAATTGGAACATCGTTTCCACGTCGCGGAACGTGCCATCGCCGACGCCGGCGGCGGTTTTCTGGTAGGTGGTGACGATGCGGTCGATCGCGACGATGCCGTCGGATCGCACCTTGTAACCGGCGATGCCGTCGGCGTAGAGCGCCTGCCGATCGACGATGTCCCACCACACGCCACGATCGCGCGGCGGCAACACGCCGTCGAGCGTCAGCGTTTGCAGCGGGCGCGAGACTTCCGGCGCGTCGCCGAGATGTGCGCTTGCCTTGCCGGCGAGCGCGGCCGTCCATTCCCATTCCGGCGTCGGTGAGCGCTGCGATCCGAGCACGGTCGCGTGCTGATCGTTGCGGGTGTCGCCGAAGGTCACGAGGCCCGACAGCGTGCCGAACTGGAACGAGAAGTAATGGCCGTACAACTGCTGGATCGGAGACCAGCGGCCGGCGGTGTCGTCGAGGAAGTCGCGCACCGTGTTGAGCGAGGTGGCGTCACTGTACGGGCCGGCGAGGAAATCGAATTCCTCGTCGCCGAGGCTCGCCAGCGGGCCGGCGAGATCGGGCACGCCATTGCCGCCGGTCATGGCGACGACGGTGGTGTTGGTGCCGTCGAGCACG